AATCTAACATTGAGTCATCATTTAAGTTATGACCTTGTGGAGAAACTAACTCCATATTTGGTGTTCCACCATCTCCTTCAGGGAACCAAACTTGTTTATTATAAGGTAAGTGTTTAGAACCATTGATAGTCATTGTACCTAATGATTCATCCCATTCTACTTCTTCAGAATAATCATGGATTAATTGACCAATTTGTTCTTCTGCTCTTTGTCTAGACATACCTTTAATAGGAATAGTAAACTTTTGATAAACAGTAGCATTAATAATGTTAAACATTATTCTTGTTTGTTGTAAGATTTTTAATTGATTATAAGGTTTAATTAAACCCTCAATATAAGATGTTTCTGAAAACTCATTTTGAGTTGAATAGGAAATATAAACTAATTGAGAATCTAAAAATATTCTTCTTAATTGTGGATCTTCAGGGAACTGAATCCATAAGTGACCAATTGCTGGTTCATAAGCAGGAACTACAGTTTCTGGTCTAATTCTGTTAAAACCAATAATGTTTTTCTTTTTATCATCATAAATAATCTCCAATGCCAAATATCCATCAATTAGGAAATCCTTCATCATATTCCAAGCAGTGATATTATCAGCGAAACCAAACTTGTTATAAAGTTTCTCAAAATACTCTTGGTACTTCTCTTGTATTTCTTGTGAATAAGACGTTGGGAGAGCAGTAGGAGAACAAAAGTCTTTCTCATCATTATAAACTACACACTCATCTGCAATAGTACTTATAAAGTCTCTAATTTCATCCTTTACAGAATACTCTCTTAAAATTCTTCTTTTATCTGCGTAAGCTTTATCTAAATAAGGAATGGATTTTCTGTTTAGTACTGATGCAACGGCCCTTTGGGAGAAGAAGTCGTACATCGAATTTCCTTTAGCCGCATAAGGATCCTCATTTATTCCAATACCTACTTGATTCCTCACAATCATGTCATCAAAATTCATTCCGTATGATGATAAGTTTCTTAAAATCCTACTAAATAAACCTTTATTCTCAACTCCAGATGAATTTACCGCAAAGTTTGATCCAACATTATTTTGATTCTCTTGACTGAAATTATTATATGACGCCATATTCTAAATTATCTTTCTTTATATCTCTGTTTATTTTACTACAGAGTGGTTGTAAATTAGTATAATGATTTAATTTTATTATTTCATCTTCTTTATTTACACTTGATAATGGTATAACATGATCTATATCCCAACCATAGTTAAACTCACCACTATACAATCCTCTATTATCCCAATTCATCCAAGGCTCAAACTTAGATTCTAAATACTCTTTTAATTCTTCAAAAGAACATCCTAATAGTTCTTCAGTCTTTGAATTTTTTGAATAATCATTATAATAGAATGAATTATATATTAAATTTCTAACATTTGTTATTAGTCTAAACAAAGGATCATTCTGTCTTCTTTCACTTAGATAAGTATTTCTCTTATCTTTATTATTTTTTTGATACTCTTTTTGATACTCTATCTTAGATTCTTTATTATTTTCATAATATTCCTTACTTTTTGATATAATTTTTTCCTTATTTATCAAATAATACTTAGATGCCTTTTCCTTTAACTCATGTTTTTTTGAATCTCTTCTATTTTTTGAATATTCTTTATATCTATCTTTATTGACCTCTTTATACTCTTTTTCACAAGAAATACAATTTGACCTATAACCACATTTATTCCTTGAACTTTTATGAAAAGAAATAAATTCTTTTTCTAACTTACATTTACTACAACTCTTCATTAGACTTTTTATTTTTTTCAATATAAATATATCTACCTGTTGGTGTAAGTTCCACTTCGATTACACCTTTCTTAACCCAATTACTTAATGTTCTTCGGGTTATATTATATTTTTCCATTACATCTTTTGCTTTCATATAGTATATATTAAAAATGAGTTTCCCCTTTTTCTATATTTTACATATTTTTCTATATTTTACCTCTTCCCGTACTTGTTAAGACTTGTCTGTAAACGTTTTATGTGATCCCTCATTACGTTATACTTATCAGAGATTTCATTATTAACATCATAAAATTCACTTATAATAGAAGAAATTATTTCTTTATGTCTTTGATTTCTTCCTTCAAGTTTAGCTTGCCATATTTCAACAAGTTTTTTTGGATCATATTTATTAATAGGATGTTGTGAATATAAAAATCTAGGAAGTAATTCTAAGCTAATTCTATGGACCAAGACTAGTTGAGCAGCATTAAACTCCATTAATGAGTATTCAAATCCAGATTTTAGTAGTTCTTTATACATTCCTTCATAATTTACTTTTAAGAAGTTATTCTTTTCAAAGTCTTCCGGTAGTATATACTTATCAAATATCTGAGCTCTTATCTCCATTGGTACAAAGTTGAAATTGACTGCAAATAGAATTACCTTATCTTCAAATTTTTTAAAATCAACTATGAATACTGGAGCATATTTCATCCAATTTGAATCGTCTTTATAGTGAAAAAAGTAAAAGCCACCTGGATATATATCTTTAATGTTGATAGATTCAACATCTTTATCTGATTTATTATATCTATCATAAAAGAAAAGTGAATTATTTTTAAAGTTTTCAACTATTCCATTACCATTATAAAGTAAACTTAACTTAACACGTTCTAATAACTCTGCCATAAAGAGAAATATTTTTTATTTATATATAAAATATGATAAATTCAAAACCAAATAATAAGAACTATAATCAAGGAAACTTTATCCCAGTGAACAAAAACAAAGTAATGAAACTAAATACTAATGGTGGTGTTTATTTTAGAAGCTCTTGGGAAAAAAGAATAATGACTTGGTTAGATAATAACTCAAATATCTTAATGTGGGGTGCAGAGTGTTTAAAGATTCCATATCAAATGACTCACTTTGATAATGGTGATATGAGAGTAAAAGAACATTGTTATTATCCAGACTTTTATTATGAAATGCAACTCCCAGATGGAAGTAGAAAAAGAGTTGTAGTGGAAGTTAAACCAATGAAAGAATATCAAATGGTAATAGACTTAAATGAAGGTAAAATGAATGTACCTACAAATGGACTAAAGAAGTTAAAAAACTTCGAGTACGATCTTAAAATGGCTTATAAGAATAAGAATAAATGGGAAACTATGATTTCTTGGTGTAATAAGAAAGGTTATGAGTTTATTATCATAACTGAGCAACACTTAAAGAAATTTGGAATATAGAGTATAGTAAAATTATTATATTCATATAAGGATATAAATAAGAATATACTTTATATATCTTTTTATTTATGTGATAGATTGGAAACTTAATTAGATATAACACAAATAATACAATACAAATATTATCACCAGTAAATGTACCCAATAATATAAAAATGTAAAAGAATAGGTTTATATAATAGAATAAAACTTCAGTAAATTTAACACTTTCTATATTTTTTTCAAAAGATTTTTTTTGTAATCTATCTTTATTTACAATAAAGTACAAAATATTTATTATAAATAGTAATGGTGTTAATATTGTTAAAAGTTTCATCATTCCACTAATATATCTTTTAATTGGATTAGATTATTAAATTCATTTTGTAATAATCTAATTGTTTTTTCAATTTTAATCAATTCAAATACATTATCATTAACTAAAACTTCAATTGGCTCTCCGACTGCAGAGTCATATTCATTAGGTATTCTCATATTCTCTCTAAACTCATAGATAGATCTTAAATACCTTTTATTTGATTCTAAATCTATATGTAAAGAACAACCATCAGGTCTTGTTCCTTCATTAATAATTGATTCTTCCCAGATTTGAAGATAAACTTTATTCATAACAATTGTTTTAAAAGTATTCTATACTAAAAATTAAATAAGTTTTTTATCTTTTTCTTTCTTATAACTTCCTTTGGAAAAATTAATCCCCTTGTTATAGTTGCGGTACGAAATCCTGGATCTACAACTATATCAAATAGGTTGTTCATGTTAAATTGAGTGTAATCCATTTCCGTCATTGGCACTATTTATTGATATAAGTCTAATTTGATGTTCATTATCACCTTTCTTTTTATAAAGGTCATTCCATCCTTTTGCCAATCCTCTTTTGAATATCTCTGTGAAATAAGCAAACGCATTAATCGACTTATCTTCATTGAAGTTATACCAGTTTTGAAACATGTCTAATAAACCACTTTGGTAGCAATCTAACTTGTCATCATTAGACCAGTATCTCATTTTTTTTATTGTTTTTTTCGCTAGTAATTCTAGCATTTTTTCCGCATTTCTCGTTAATCGACCTTGTGCTTTTGACACTATGATCTCAATGTATAATTCTTTATTATTCAGGTACATATATAGCATTTATTTTTTTCAGAGATGAACTCTGTAATGCTATTCATTCATGTTATATATATTCGTTTAAAAAAGTTTAAAAAAAAATACTCAAACTTTCGTTTGAGTATTTTTAATATAAGTTTAAAGATTATCCTTTAATTCTTTCTTTGTATTGTAATTCTTTAACAGCTTGTAATTCAGAACTAAGATTAGTTTGTCTTTTCTCTAAATTTTTAAGTGCAGTTGTTAGAACTTCTGACTCACCAATCATTTTCAATGATCCTTTGATTTTATCAATATTAAATTCAACATCTTCTAATTTAAGAGTGATTTCTCTTTCTTTGTCTTCAAGTTTTCTTTTAACAACGATTTCTTTGTTTAATTTATTTTCAAAGAAATAAGTTAAATCATAGTTTAATTCATTTCTTACTTCATTTACTAATTCTAATGCAGATTCGTATTTAAAGAATGAGTTACCATATCTTTCATCACATCTGTAAACAAATGTATTGTTTTTGTAGTTGAACGCAAATACCTCTAAATAAGGGTTTACTAAGTTATTAACTCTTTTTACAACGTCTAACTCAACAAATTTATCTAAGTTTTTAGAAGTTTCTAATAAAACTGGATAAAAGTTTTTGTTAACGATTGGAATAATTGGAGAATTGAATAAACTTTCTAATGTAGTTTCTTCATTTAATTCATCATCATTGATATATAAACCACCTTTTTTACCAACAGCTAAACCAATTGTCAAATATTCAGAAACTCTAAAGTTAATTCTACTTTCTGTAACTGTTGAATATTTCATAGCAGTTTCTAAAGTTCTTAAACTTTTTAAAGATTCAGTATCTTTAACGTGGTTTTCTAATAATGTTTTCTCAATAGTATTTTCAGTTAATAAGAACCAAGAATCTCTAACTAAAGCAACGTGTCCTTCTTCAACTTGTTCAACAATTGTAAAAATTGATTCAGCATTACCACCGCTTAAAAGATTAGATCTTTTTTCTGGAGATTTTGTTAAATTATGAACAAAAACTTTAATTTCTGGAACCCAGTCATAAATAGCTAATTCATTAAGAATTTTTGACATTCTATCTTGATCTGTTTCAAGGTTAATAGTTTGTAATAATACATTTATAGGTTGTCTGTAAAGTTCTCCTTGGTTTCTAGTATTAAGAACACCATATAAATTTTTCAATTCATATAATAATTCAAAAGCTGCCACATCATCATTAAGACTCTCTAATAATAACTTCACACTCTTATCATAAGTATAAGGTTTTAATCTTTCATTAAGAGAAGTAATTATAGTTTTCTCTGAATGTTGATTACAAGCATTCATATGTCCTTCTACAATTGTAGATATTTCTTCTTGATCAAGAGAAAGATCCTTTTTGAAGTTAAACAATTCAAGTTTAAGATTCTTCATATTTCTAATTTATTATTTTTTTTATATAAACTATATATTAAGGTAAAAAAGCCATTTTTTTCCTTTTTTTATTTTTATTTATTTTTTTATTTCCTGATCCCCATTAGGGTTATCATACCTTCTAGAACTTTGTTCCCTAGCACGTAAAATGTTATTAAACCAACGTGTTCTCTTAGGTGTAACAAAGAAACCTTCATTAGAGTTAGGTGGTTGACTAAAGAAATCAGAATATCCACCCTGAATAGCATAACCATTAAGATCAGACATACCACCATTTTCTTTTGTATAACCTGGGAAATCAGCTCTATCCTTTCTAAATGCAGGATAATATGTTTGTACTTCAAATGAAACTGTCATTTTTATTGAATTGTCGGAAGTTAAATTCTTTTCTCTAGTCATCTCAATAGTATTTGAATCTGGCATTAAGATAACCGCATCAATATTCATAAAGTTATGTTCAAAATACATAAACTTATACAACCATAATGTATCCATAACAGCCTGACTACATTTAAAACTATCAATTTCACTTGATAGTAATATAACTAAGTCATAACTAACTGTAACCGGCACTGCTCTAATTCTTCCTAAAACTTTTCTGATTTCTACTTCATTTTCTACAACAGTTCTTAACCAAACATTTGGGTTAGCAAACTCATCTGAACGGATTGCAAATGATTTCATTGTTAGATGTCCTCTAGGTATAATATCAGTATTTAATTCCACATATCTACCATTACCTGAAGAATCTCCAGAAACTATATCATCAGTAAACGAATCCAATAAAAATCTCTCATCTCCTGTCATTGAGTAATAAAAAGGTACTTCTACAAATCTATCACCTGAGGTAAATTTATTTACCCATTTTACTTGTCCTTCTAATGTATCTAACACACATACTGTTAAATCTCTAAAGAATACATCTTCAAAATTAAATCTATCTCCAATCATACAAGTATATATTAAAAAATATAAGTCTCTAAATTAATATATAGATATATGAATTACATTAAATTATTTGAAGACTTTACATTCTCCGATTTATTTGATAAAAATAAATGGGTTGAACTTTCTATGGAAGATAG